ATGACATCGATAAACGCCTTGTAAGAATAGAGGCAGTCCTTGACCGACTGGAGAACAATCATCTCAGTCACATGGAAAAGGACATGCTGCGGCTTGCCAATGCGCTAGAGACGCTGGAGGGTCGGATGTATCACGGGACGATCGCGTTTTATTTTCAATTCATTGTTGTTGCCTTGGCCGTGATCGGCTTCCTGGTCACCAATATGCTGGGGTAAAGACAATGGCAATGATGCGTGGTAATATGGCCAAACAAATAACGGAGGTTCCGATGGCTGGTTGCAAATCCAAAGGCATGAAGATGGGCGGCAAAGTAAAAGCCGGCTACAAAAAGGGCGGCATGGTTAAGGGCTACAAGAACGGCGGCGCCGTGATGGTGAAGCCTAAGCCCTGCAAGATGTCGTAATGGCCAAGAAGCCCGGTCTTTACGCCAACATCCACGCCAAGCGTAAGCGCATTGCTGCTGGCTCTGGAGAGAAAATGAGGAAGCCCGGCTCGAAAGGGGCGCCTACAGCTAAGGCGTTCAAGCAGTCGGCCAAAACGGCGAAAAAGAAATGACAACGTCAGGTACACGAACCTTCAACCTAGACATCGCGGAAGCGATCGAAGAGGCCTTTGAGCGCTGCGGCTTGGAGGTTCGTACTGGCTATGACGTAAAGTCGGCTCGTCGCTCGATGAACCTGATGTTTGCCGAGTGGGCAAACCGCGGCCTGAACCTATGGACCGTGGCCCAAGGCACGACAACCCTGACCCAGGGCACGTCGACCTACACATTGGGCGCAGATGTTGCGGACATTCTGGAGATGGTTCTCCGCAGGGATGGGACAGATTACGAGGTCGAGCGGATCAGCCGCGGCGAGTATCTGACGTTCCCGAACAAGACCGATCAGGGCCGCCCCTCGCAGTTCTACTTTGACCGGCAGATCCAGCCGGTCATTACGCTTTGGCAGACGCCAGAGAACTCGACAGACCAGCTGGTGTATTACTATGTGCAGCGCATCGAGGATGCCGGCGCATACACCAACACGACGGATCTGCCCTGGCGGTTCTACCCGTGCATGGTGGCCGGCCTGGCCTACTACATCTCGATGAAGCGGGCCCCCGAGCGGGTGTCGCTGTTGAAAGCGGTTTACGAAGAAGAGTTCCAGCGGGCGGCGGACGAGGACGAGGATCGTGTCTCGCTCAAGCTGCAGCCCAGCGCACGTTATCTGAGGGTTTGATGGCATACGCATCTGGCAAACACGCATGGGGCATTTCTGACCGGTCTGGTCGGCGCTACCGTCTTCGGGATATGAAGAAGGAGTGGACAGGTGCGCTTGTGGGGCCGGATGAGTACGAGCCAAAGCACCCGCAGCTGTATCCGCCCAAGGTTGGACCTGATCCGCAGGCCTTGCGTAATCCCCGTCCGGAACCTGCAGAAGGTCTGCAGGTGTATGTTGACCAGATTACGGTTGAAACTCCCAATGCGACCCTGATCCGTGCTATAGGTAAGGTCGGACAAGTGACGGTGACGACATGACTATGACCTATGGCGAACTGAAGCAGGCCATTCAGGATTACACGGAGAACGACGAAAGCACTTTCGTCAGCAACATCCCTTTGTTCATCCGTTTGGCGGAAGAGCGGATCTTGAAAAGCGTGCAGCTGAACCTGTTCCAGAAGAACCAGTTCGGCAACATGACGAGCGGCAACGAATATCTGGCAGCGCCCAGCGACTTCTTGGCGCCGTTCTCGCTGTCGATCGACGTCAGCGGGGACAAAGAGTTTTTGTTGTTCAAGGATCTGGATTTTGTACAGAGCTACAACCCGGATGCCACAACGACCGGGCAGCCAAAGTACTACGCCCAGTTTGATGTGGACAACTTCATCATCGCACCAACACCGGATGCCAACTATACTGTAGACATCCACTACCTGTATCGACCCGCAAGTTTGACGGCCGGTAGTGACAGCGGCACGAGCTGGCTGTCTGAAAACGCAGAGATCACCCTGCTGTACGCAGCTCTTGTGGAGGCGTATACCTTTATGAAGGGTGAGCCAAACCTTTTGATGCTGTACAATCAGCGGTTCATGGAAGGTCTCTCGCGCTTGAAGAACCTGGGCGAGGCCCAAGAAACGATGGACGAGTACCGCTACGGCACTCTCCGCAAGCCACGGACATAAGGAGATTCTGGCATGGCCTTTACTGGCAACTTTCTCTGCACCTCCTTCAAAGTCGAACTTTTGAAGGGCATTCACAACTTCTCGGCTTCTGGCGGGGACACGTTCAAGATCGCGCTGTACACCAGCTCGGCAACTCTTGATGCGTCGACCACTGCTTACTCGGCAACCAACGAGGTAAGCGGCACCGGCTACACGGCTGGGGGCAACACGCTGACCAATGTCGACCCGACCTCGAGCGGTACTACGGCGTACTTGGATTTTGACGACACCACATGGTCGACGGCAACGATCACGGCCCGCGGTGCGTTGATCTACAACTCGACGGCGGCAGGCAACCCTGCGGTGGCGGTTTTGGATTTCGGCGCTGACAAAACCTCGACGGCCGGCGACTTTACCGTTGTCTTCCCAACGGCTGACGCAAGTAACGCGATCGTTCGCGTGGCCTAATGACTGACGTCATCGTCCCCTTTTCCGGTTGGGGCCGGGGGACGTGGGGCCAACTCGGCTGGAACGAGGGCTCCATTACCAACGCTGGCGCAGCCGGACAAGTTGGCTCGGTAACGGTTGTTGCCGAGGCCAATGTCCCTGTGTCTGGCCTCGAGGCTACTGGCAGTGTTGGGACGGTGACCGTCAATGCGGCAGCTAATGTTGCTGTCACTGGAGCAGAAGCAACAGGTTTTGTCGGCAATGTAACAGTCATTGCTGCCGCCAACGTCTCTGTTACCGGGGTGGAAGGTACTGGCGCCGTTGGATCTGTTGCTGTCACAGGTGACGCCAACGTACCTGTGTCTGGTCTCGAGGCCACGGGCGCTGTCGGTTCCGTCACTGTAGCGGCGGATGCAAATGCGTATCCCACAGGCGTTGAAGCCACTGGCGCCGTAGGCACAGTCTCCGTCACTGGAACCGCGAACGTATATCCCACTGGTATATACGCCACTGGCGCCGTTGGCACAGTCACTGTGGATGCCGCGGCCATTGTCCCGGTCACGGGGATCGAGGCCACTGGCGCCGTTGGTTCCGTCTTGGTAACTGCCGGGGCAACAGCGAACCCTACAGGTATCGAGGCCACTGGCGCCGTGGCACAGTCCATGTCGGTATCTTTGTCTCTGTAGATGTAACCGGTGTGTCCGGCACTGCATCTGTTGGTTCCGTTGTTGCTACCGCAGGCGCAACAGCCAACGTGGTTGGCGTTTCTGCCACTGGACAGATAGGTCAAGTCTTGGTGTGGGGCAGGATTGTTCCAAACCAAAATCCGGGGTACAATCCCGAAACACCGTCGCAGGCACCGGCATGGTCTGCTGAGAGCCCGACGCAGAGCCCAGGGTATAACCCTGAAACACCAACGCAAACCCCCGGATGGTCGGAGGATGTTCCCTCGCAATCACCGGTGTGGACCCGCACAGCAGCATAAGGATCTAACCCATGCCTAGCACTTATACCCTGAACAACGGCATTGAACTCATTGGCACCGGCGAACAGTCGGGTACGTGGGGTGATACCACGAACACCAACTTTGAGCTGATCGATACCGCTCTTGACGGCCAAGTCACTGTGACCTTGGCCTCGGCCGGTACATCTGGCGCCCCCAACACTCTTCCCATCAGCGACGGCTCGTCGTCGAACGGCCGCAATCGCATGGTCATCTTTGATGACGGCGGCGACCTAGGTGCGACGGCCTATGTCCAGCTGACGCCCAACGATGCAGAGAAGATCGTGTATGTCCGCAACGCCCTGTCTGGTTCGCGCAGCATCATCCTGTTCCAGGGCACGTATAACGCATCGAACGACTACGAGGTGCCTGCTGGCACGACGGCCGTGGTTTACTTTGACGGTGCCGGTGCTGGCGCTGTGGCAGCCAACGTATTCAACAACGCCTATTTCGACAGCCTGCGCTTGGGTGCAGTGTCAGTGACCGCGATCCTTGACGAGGACAACATGGCGTCTGACAGCGCGACGGCTCTGGCCACGCAGCAGTCGATCAAGGCCTATGTGGATGC